TTGGTTAGACTTTAAAGATTTAAAGATAAACAAAATGAACAACGTCTCTTTTGTTACCAGTAATAAGAATCAAACAAAAGGACACAAATTAAGGAACGAAATATTTGACTACCTGAAAGAGGTTGACATATCAAATGGACTACAATTTTACTCACATAAATCACCACCATTTCACGATAGAAGGAATGACTTTTTTGAATCATCCAAGTTTCATATTGCTGTTGAAAATTCTAAGCAGAAGAATTATTTTACTGAGAAAATAATAGATTGTTTTGCATCTAAAACTGTACCAATATATTTTGGTTGTCCTAATATTGGTGACTGGTTTAATATGGATGGCATAATAACTTTTAATGATCTTGATGAATTGAAAACTATTGTAAGCAAACTTGATAAAGACTGTTATAATGTAAGACAGAAAGCTATCGAACGTAATTATGAGATAGCAAAACAGTTTCATGGTGACAACGATGTTGTGCCTAGACTAACTCGTAAAATTATTGAGAGTGTCAATGCCCCTACAAGGATCTAATCAAACAAATTGGTTTCATAAAGATTATGATTATCTCAAGGTAAAACCTGAGGGTATGTCTGATCTTAAAAAAAATTGGTCACAGGTGTGGCAAGATATATTTGCATTGGTTGTCAATGATGCAAAAATAGACGGTACATTCTTAGAGATAGGTGGAGCACAACCGTTCGTGGGTAACAATACGTGGTTGCTTGAGTCAGCGTACAACTGGAGAGGTTTGTCAATAGAATTGGATCACAATCTTTGCAACCAATGGATAGGTTACAGACCTAACACAAGAATGTACGAGGCAAATGCATTGGAGTTTGACTTTGTCAAGGCAGTGGATGAATTAGAACTACCACATCACATGGACTACCTATCATTTGATTTAGAACCACCACAAGTAACACTCGATGTGCTAAGAAAGTTTCCCTTTGATAAATTATCATTCAATTGTGTTACTTACGAGCACGATGCTTATAGACAATGGGGTGACATCTTTGGACATCGTGAGATATTCAAGAAAAATGATTACGATCTTGTTGGAGAGAACATAAAGAATGGTGCATGCACGATGGAGGAATGGTACATTCACAACTCTGTAGATGAGAACCTACGAAATACATTGAGAACTAGTGGGTGTGAGGCATGGGAATTGCTTCTTGATCTATGAGAATATATTTTGACGGTGACTCATGGACACTGGGAGGAGAACTTGACGAAGAACACAGACTCTCTAAGAGATTTAGTGCGTTAGTCTCAAAGGAGTTAGGTGCAGAGGAATATAACATATCAAGAGGTGGTGTTAGTAACAATCATATTGTTAGACAACTTCTACTTGAAAATAACATATCACAATATGATCTTGCTATAATACAAATGACATACCCAGAGAGAACAGAAATTTTTAGAGAACGTGCTAATCAATGGAGGACAATCACCATAGGAGACACCCCACTATCAAATTGGTTTCCATGGGAGAAAAGAAAAAAGAAGGTGGAGAAAAAAGGTATCAACCACCACTTCTGGACACAATATTATAGAGAAGTTTACAATGAATCCTATGGTGCTACATGTGAAATGATTCATGCAGCAACTATTCGTAGTCACTGTAAAGCAAACAACGTACCATTGATACTCATGTCTCAAAATCGGCATACGAAAGTCAAGTTTGACATACATCTACAGGATAAAAAATATCCTCAGACAGGTAATGGTCACCCTACTGAAGAAGGTCATCAGAATATCGCTAATGATATATTGAGGTTGATATGAGAGTAAGTTATTGCGTTCCCACACATGATCATCCTAAGGTTGAACAATATATGTTTGACATATTGTATGCCCTATCACATCAAACATGTGAGGACTTTGAGTTGTGTGTGTCACATCAAGGTGATGACACAAAAATACTCAGAGCACTAGATGATTACTTCAATGTGTTTGACATTACATACAAGAAAGCACCAGAGGGTAACATATCTGTCAACACTAATCACGCTATGAAGATGGGAGAGGGTGATATTGTAAAGGTCTTATACTCAGATGACTTTATTCTTTCAAATAATCTTACAGCAGAACTTGACAAAGCATTTACAACAGATGTATCATGGGCAGTGACTGGTTTTGCTCACACGTATGACAATGGTAGGACGCACTACAATGCGAAGATACCTTTCTATAACGATAAGTTATTGGAGGGTGTCAATACTCTTAGTTCTCCATCTATTCTTGCTGTGCGAAGAGATATTGATGAATATTTTGATGAAAAATTAGTGATGTTGATGGACTGTGACATGTATTATAGATTGTACAAAAATCATGGAGAACCTGTGATACTTAGAGACATACATATATCAAATAGAGAACACAAAAACCAAACACAAAGGTCAAATGAACACCTCATTCCAGAGGAGATTGATTATTTGAAAAGAAAACATTCAGTATGACTATAGGATTCAACCACCTAGGAAAACATGGGAGACTAGGTAACCAGATGTTTCAATATGCAGGTCTCAGAGGCATCGCTGCTCATCGTGGTTATGATTTTATGATACCACCGAGTGACTTCAAAGATCCCTATCAAGATCATCAATTGTTTGAAGCGTTCAAACTAAAAGGTCTAACAAACATAGGTCTTTGTGCAGGCACCTATGTACAAGAGGCACACTTTCACTTCGATAAAAATTTGTATGATAACATGCCTGACAATCACAATGTGTATGGGTATTTGCAATCAACAAAATACTTTGATATTATAGAGAAAGAAATAAGAGAGGACTTCGAGTTTAAGAATGAAATATACAATCCTTGTCGTGAGATGATGGACACTGTAGACAACCCCATCGCTTTGCATGTCAGGCATGGTGACTACGGTTGTGACAACCATCCTGTTTGCCCTAAAGAGTATTATGATACTGCACTGTCAAAATTTGATTCTAAACGCACTGTTGTTATTTTTTCTGACGATCCTAAATGGTGTAGCACTGAGTTCCCTGACGACAGGTTCCTTGTCTCAGAAGGTGGTGACAATCTTGCAGACCTGTGCATGATGAGTATGTGTTCTGATTTTATTATTGCCAACTCATCATTCTCATGGTGGGGGTCTTGGTTGAGTAAGAATCCTGACAAGAGAATCATCGCACCAAGTAAATGGTTTGGTCATGGTTACACTGCAGCACATGACACATCAGATTTATACTGTGACAACTGGGAGGTATTATGACAGTACAGGAAGGTAAATTGTTATCATATGATCTTACTAAGTGCACTTTTATCATACCACTTAGAATAGAGACAGCAGATAGGATGAGGAATATAACAACCTCTTTGATATATCTGTTACGTAATTTTGATACGCATATTATTGTCAAAGAACTTGACATGGAATCAATCTATCAGCAACAGGTAGAACCCATGCTGAGAGAAGCATTAGAACCACATAGATTTGATAGGATACATCACATCTTTGAGAAGACAGATGAGTTTACATTTCATAGAACTAAAATACTCAACGATATGTTGTGGCAGGTAGAGACACCAGTCACTGTAAATTATGATAGCGATATCATACTACCCACAGAAACATACATTGCTGCACAGAATATGATAGTCAAGGAGTGGAGACACCCTGATGTCAAAGACGCTGTGCCACCTAAGGTTGTGTATCCATATGGTTACGGTAACTATCAGTATCAACTACACATTGACGACACACATGTCACTAATTTTATAAATTCTAATTTTGATTTTACTGTATTCAATGGTAGGATGAGACAATGGGATGCTAAGTATGGTTTCTGTCAGTTTGTTGACACGGAAGAGTATAAAAAATTGGGTGGTGAGAACGAAAACTTTATAGCATACGGTTACGAGGATGATGAAAGATATTTTAGATTCAATTTATTATCAAGTGTGGCAAGAATAAATGATAATGTATATCATATGGAGCATGGTAGAACTAAAAACTCTTGGTTTAATAATCCATACTGTGAGGATAATAAAAAATTATGGGAAGAGTTGAAGATAAAAGGTAGCAAAGGACTGAAAGAATATTATAATGATGTAGCATACTTGAGGGAGAGGAATGGAGAAAAACAAGTCAGCGTATAAATTAGAAGGATTCCCTCACGTTCTGTGGATAAATCTTGATAGATTTCCTGACAGAAAAAAATATATGGAGGAGCAATTTGACTACTGGGATATCAAAAATCATCATAGGATTTCTGGTATTGACGGTGCTGAATATGAATCTTATCTTAAGGGGACTGTGCCACCTAGTATGAATGATGGTGAGATAGCGTGTGTCATGTCTCATCTATCTGCATTGAAATATTTTGTAGAGGAGACAGAGGAAGATGAGATTTTTATTATGGAGGACGACGTTGATCTATCATTGGCACGTCACTGGAATTTTACATGGAGAGATGTAAGAAGAAGAGTGCCCATAGCATTTGATTGCTTACAATTAACCATCATAAATCCTAATGGTATTACACTAAAATTACACCACAGATTTATCAATGACTTTTCTGCTGCTTGCTATCTTATTACTCGCCATCATGCAACTAAACTCCTTAAGTTACACGGGAGAAAACAACAATGGAAACTCGACCAGAACATCAGACCAAGAGCAGTCTCGGAAGATTTAATTCTTGACAGTGGAAAGTCATATGCCACACCACTATTCAACTATAGATTAGACATGGGTTCTGCTATTCATGAGGAACACATAGAAATTTTTCATAAGAATAGTAA